ATACTTGGTGAATCATCTCACGGTGTCAATGTTAATAAAATGATTGACATGAAAGTACCACTTAACTATCTTAAAACTGAGGGTGCATGTTTGACACCAAACGGTGCCAAGTTTAGAAATGATAGTCAAGGTTTTCTTCCTGAAATGATGGAGAAAATGTACAATGAAAGAGTTGTATTCAAACAAAGAATGTTGAAGGCGAAAGCCGAGTATCAAAAGACTAAAGACCCTAAACTTGTTAAAGAGATTGCAAGGTGCCATAATATTCAATGGTCGAAGAAGATTGCCTTGAACTCAGCTTATGGTGCAGTTGGCAATCAATACTTTAGATTTTATGATGTAAGACAGGCAAGTGGTATTACCACAGCAGGTCAATTTATTATTCGTTTCATTGAGAAGAAAGTAAATGAGTATCTAAATCAAATACTACAAACAAAAGGTCAAGTAGATTATATCGTTGCCTCAGATACAGATAGTATCTATGTTAGATTTGGTAAACTTGTAGAGAAAACTTGTGATGGTAAATCTAAACAAGAGATTATTGATTTTCTCGGTAAAGTTTGTGATAAGAAGATTGAACCATATATTGAAAAATGTTTTGATGAGTTAGCAGATTATTCTAACGCATTTAAAAATGCCATGGTTATGAAACGAGAAGTAATCGCCGATAAAGGTATATGGGTGGCAAAGAAAAGATACATGTTAAATGTTCTTGATGACGAGGGTGTTAGACTTGCTGACCCTAAACTTAAACTTATGGGTATTGAGGCAGTTAAATCATCTACACCACAAGTTTGTCGTGGTAAAATTAAAGAAGCAATTAAAATTATCATGGGTAAAGAAGAAAAAGATTTACATAAACTTGTTGCAGATTTTAGAAAAGAGTTTATGAAACTACCAGCAGAATCAATTGCCTTTCCTAGAAGTTGTAACAATCTTAAAAAGTATAGAGATAGTGCAAACATCTTTATCAAAGGCACACCAATCCATGTGAAAGGTGCATTGGTTTATAATTATCAAATACATAAACGAGGTCTACAAAGTAAATATCCTTTGATACAAGAAGGTGATAAGATTAAGTTTATCAAATTGAAACCTGCTAATCCATTTAAGTTTGATGTGATTAGTTACATGACAAATTTACCAGAGGAGTTTAAGTTACAAGAATACATTGACTATGACACACAATTTCAAAAGACTTTCCTAGACCCTATGCGTTTCATTCTGGATGCTGTGAACTGGAAAGATGAACCACAAGCAACATTGGAGGCATTCTTTGGATAATCCTGTAAACATAAGCGGTCAACTGTTAGAAGACATGGTTGAAAACTATTGCGTATCAAATAAGATAAGTTATAAACGAGCCAAACCTGGCGCCCATGAAATAGATTTTATTATTGATAGTAGTAAAGGTAAAATATTTGCCGATTGTACTAATCAAATGACAGGTGGTAGTGTAGAAGAAAAATTACCACATAAATTATGGAAGTATTTTAAGAAGTATCAATATAGAAATGTTTACATTATAAAAGGTGACCATAAGATTTCTGCTAAAGTCTTAGAACATTGTTATGAGATGGCAAGAGGTTACAAATTTGAATTACAGTTTGTAAACTATGAACAGTTTACTAATAAGTTAGTCGCCAAAGAGGAGGGTTTCTTTGGCTAATTTCCCAACCAAAAAATATGGAGTAATATATGCTGACCCGCCTTGGCAATTTAAACTTAGGTCCGATAAAGGCAAGGATAGAAGTCCTGAAAAACATTATCCTGTGCTTAGCCTTACTGACATTTGTAGGTTACCTGTTAACACAATTACTGAGGACAATGCAGTCCTTTTAATGTGGGTATGTGACCCTATGTTAGACCAGGCATTAGAAGTTATTAATGCCTGGGGTTTTAAATACAAGACAGTTGGTTTTACATGGGCAAAAACGAATCGAAAGAAGTTAGGATTTTTTACTGGTCTAGGATACTGGACAAGAGGCAATCCTGAGATGTGTTTACTTGCAACCAAAGGCAGACCAAAAAGAAAAGCCATGGATGTGGCACAATTAGTGGTAGCACAAAGAGGTAGACACTCGGAAAAACCACTATTACATAAAGATATTGAAAGATTGGTAGACGGTCCGTATATAGAACTGTTTGCCAGAAAGAAACCATTTGACAATTGGGACTATTGGGGTAATGAAGTTTGAGCTTGCCATTAGCAATATTATATAGTATAATACCCTTATTATTGATGGCAATTTTATTATGGATGTGGAACAATGAAGACCCTAAGTAGAGAACAAGCATTACATTGTGCTAAAGTATTCAATGACTATTTTGGTCAGTTTGAAAGAATAGACCAATACATGCGTGACCAGAAAATGGCTCAGATTGAAACTCTACCTACTTCACTTCCTGGTATGGGGTTTGATAGTGATATGTTTAGTGACTTTACCATGTCACCACAGGTCATGGATTTACAAGTTGTAGAACTAGATAATCACACATGGGACACCTGTATTAATATGATTTCAAGTCATAGTAATATGACAAGTATTCCAGGTAAGACTTTAAAACTTGCAGTAAAAGAAATGAACACAGGTAAGTTTGTAGGTTTTATGAGATTTGGTTCGCCAGTTATCAACTGTAAACCTAGAAATGATATGTTAGGCAATGTACCTGATTTAAAAATATTTAACAAGACTGCTATTATGGGTTTTGTAATTGTACCATGTCAACCATTTGGTTTTAATTATCTTGGTGGTAAATTATTGGCTGGTCTATGTTGTTCACATCAAGTAAGAGAGATGTTGAATAAGAAGTATGATATGAATTTAGTATTATTTGAAACCACATCTTTATATGGGAAAACAAAAGGTGCCTCAATGTATGATGGCATGAAACCATTTTTAAGATACAAAGGTAATACAATGTCAGATTTTATTCCTATGTTACATGGTAAACCATACCTTGACATGGTAAAATATGTTGAAGATATTATTGGTGTAGGTGAGTTAGTAAAATCGGATGCTTCAAGTCGTAAACTTAAAATGACTACAGGTATTATTGGTTTAGTAAAAAGAGCCCTTGAAGGTGATGACTTAGAAAAATTTAAACTTACAATTGCAAATGCTAAAAACCTTACCGAACAAAAAAGATATTATGCAAGTAATTATGGTATAGAAAATTTTATAGATATTGTAAATGGTAAGACACAAGATATAGTAAAGGCACCAAACTATGACAGATACCATGACAATGAAATTATAGAATGGTGGAGAAAGATGGCTACCAAAAGATTTGACAATCTAAATAAGGATGGTCGTTTACGAAATGACCTAGAAGTCTGGACAAAAGATAGTGAGATTGACATTATCAGATGACGCTTGACATTAACATCAAACTATGGTATATTATACACAACTAAGGAGAAAATATGAGCAATTTTTTAAAAGATATAATTAAAGAAACTGGCAATGAATATGCTGGTTTAGTAAGTGAGGGTGTTGATAGTGCAGATGTAACTAGTTTCATTGACACAGGCTCATATTCGTTCAATGCGTTACTATCAGGTAGTATATATGGTGGTATGCCAGCAAACAAAATTACAGCAATCGCAGGTGAAGCTGCTACAGGTAAAACATTCTTTGCATTAGGTATTTGTAAAGCATTTTTAGATAAGAATCCAGACTCAGGTGTTATCTATTTCGAATCAGAGGGTGCAATCTCTAAAGACATGATTGAATCCAGAGGTGTTGATTCTACTAGAATGGTAATTGTTCCTGTGGCTACAGTACAAGAATTCAGAGCTCAATCAATTAAAGTGATTGACAAATATTTAGAGCAACCGGAAGATAAAAGAAAACCTTTATTGTTTGTATTAGATAGTTTAGGTATGTTATCTACTACAAAAGAAATGGAAGATACGGCTGCTGGTAAAGAAACAAGAGATATGACAAGGTCTCAAATTGTAAAATCTACATTCAGAGTATTAACATTAAAATTAGGTAAGGCTGGCATTCCAATGATTATGACCAACCATACATATGATGTTATTGGTTCTATGTTCCCACAAAAAGAAATGGGTGGTGGTTCAGGTTTGAAGTACGCCGCTTCATCAATTATATATCTAAGTAAAAGAAAAGACAAAGACGGTACCGAAGTAGTTGGTAATATTATTCATTGTAAAAATTATAAGTCAAGATTAACAAAAGAAAATGCAATGATTGATGTTAAGTTAACATACAAAACAGGACTAGATAGACACTATGGTTTACTAGAACTTGGTGAAGAATCTGGTATTTTTAAGAAAGTATCTACAAGATTTGAAATGGATGACGGTACAAAAGTATTTGGTAAAACTATCAACGAAAATCCAGAAAAGTATTTTACAAAGGAAGTATTAGATAAGATTGATGAACACACAAAAAGAAAATTCACATACGGACAAGACGAAGACTAGAAGATATACCTTTGCTCAAAAAGAGGGCGAAGAACATTCTTGTGTCAAGTTAACCGAAGGCAAATATAAAGATGTAATCTATCATTATGGTAGAGTTGCGTTTGCACCAGAATCAGAGAAACAACCTGATGGTAAGTTGCCAATGAAGTTTGATTATACAATTGATAAAAATCCTAACAATCTAATCCTGCTTGACAATTCTGAGTTTATAGATTATATTGGTGATATTTTATTAGAACTACTGGAGGAAAAATTACATAATGGTACAGCAATCACGGATTGAAAATACAATACTAGCCAGCCTCTTCTTTAAAGAAGATTATACTAGAAAAGTTTTACCTTTTATCAAAGAAGAATACTTTGGTAATCGTGTTGAACAGTTAGTGTTTGGTGAAGTGTTTAAATTTGTTGAGAAGTATAACAATCTTCCTACTAAAAATGCTATTGAGATTGAACTGAATAGTAGAAGAGATATCAATGAAGAAGAACTACAACACATAAAAGATTACATTGTTGCTATTGAAGATAGTGATACTGATATTAAATGGTTGTTAGAAACTACAGAAAAGTTTTGTAAAGACCGTGCTGTTCACAATGCAGTATTAGAAGGTATAAAAATACTTGATAACAAAGATAAGAAACAAACACCTGAGGCAATACCTCATATCTTATCAGAGGCATTGGCTGTATCATTTGATAAGTCAGTTGGTCACGATTACATAGAAGACGCAGAGAGTAGATTTAAATACTATCACACTAAAGAAAAAAGATATCAGTTTGATTTAGATTACATGAATAGAATTACCAAAGGTGGTGTTCCAAGCAAAACATTAAACATTGCTCTTGCTGGTACTGGTGTTGGTAAGTCCTTGTTTATGTGTCATGTTGCTTCAAGTTATTTGTTGCAAGGTCTTAATGTATTGTATATCACATTAGAGATGGCAGAGGAAAGAATTGCAGAAAGAATTGACGCAAACTTATTAGATGTTACCATGGAAGACCTACATGATATGCCAAAACAATTATATGATGGTAAGATTAAAAAGGTCAGAGAGAAAACACAAGGTCAACTTATTATCAAAGAATATCCAACAGCTTCTGCTCATAGTGGTCATTTTAAATCATTGATTAATGAATTAGCTTTAAAGAAATCTTTTAGACCAGATGTTATCTTTATTGATTATCTAAACATTTGTGCTAGTGCTAGATTTAAAGGTGGTAATATTTCATCTTACTTCTATATCAAAGCAATCGCTGAAGAGTTAAGAGGTCTTGCAGTAGAACATGATGTGCCAATCTTTAGTGCAACACAAACAACTAGAACTGGTTTCGTAAGTACAGACTTAGGTCTTGAAGATACCTCAGAATCTTTTGGTCTTCCGGCAACTGCTGACTTTATGTTTGCCTTGATGTCAAATGAAGAACTAGAACAACTAGGTCAGATGAAAGTAAAACAATTGAAGAATAGATATAATGACCCAAGCGTAAACAGAGCATTCATTATTGGTGTTGACAGGTCTAAAATGAGATTGTATGATGTAGAACAAAAAGCACAAAACATTGTTGACTCAGGCCAAGTAGCAGAAAAAGAGGATGCTTATAATAAGTTTAGTGACTTTAAATTGTAATATATGGTAAAGACTAAAACACAAAAGGTAAGATTTCACAGAGGCGATAAGAGGCCAGGTAATAAGTTGGGACAAACAAAATTGAGTTATACAGTAGATATGGTAAAAGAAGGCCGTAAAATTTTATGGCATGTAGTAGAACAACCAACAAACAATGTTGTTGGTAAATACTTCTTTGAAGATGACGCAAATGTATTAGCAGACTTTCAAAACAAACATAAAGTCT